AGACTAACATCTTCCATTCTAAATGAGCCTCTAGCTGAAGCTAGTATCCCACAGAGAGCCTGTCCTGCGAGATACCTTCTTGAAGTTAGAGGCTTCATTGTTTTACTGGTTTGTTTTCTTCTAGTATATTTTTTAGCTTCCTCTGCTAGTGTTATTGTTTCTTGCTTGCTCAACTGCTTTCACCCTTTCTAGGTTTTTGAAATACTCGTTATTAAAACCGTATTCCCAATCTCTGTTACGAGATGTATTTACTGGGTATGGATTACCCAGTTTGCCTGTAGAAAAAGCAACTCTTCCTTGATCTTGAGGAGTCATTTTCTTTCCTTTTCTTTGAGGGTTTCTATCATTCTTTCTAAGTACCATTTTGCTTTCTCCAGATCTTCTATTGGTTTATTTTTATATCGATGTCTGTGTTGATACTTGATTAGATTGCCGTGACAATACGAAGCAAACCCATCAAGACCTAACACCTGCTTTATGTAGTCTATGCATTCAATAGTTCCTGAGTTGTAGTGAGGTGGACTATTAACACTATCACTACTAAAGAAAACTTTAGTTAGTTCATCTTCTCTGTCATCAAGCATATCTACTATTTTAAAACTATCTGTTGCTGTACTCATGTCATTTCTACCATTTCTGCTGATTTGTAGGGGATGTGAAAAAACCTTTCACCTTTTCGTATATATCTACCACTTGCTTCTTTTAAAGAATCAAGAGACATAAGAGTATCTTTTATTCTCCAAGCCTTTGAAAGATCCTTTCGGAATACATAAAAGTTAAGCACACCATTTTCTCCTTCATACATTTCTATCAACCTCTTTTTACGTTCTGGTATTCTAATCTCCTCCCAATGAGTGGGCCAATCTTCTTTCCAAGCAGTTTTAACTTCTGCCTCATTGAAATAAGTATAGCCATTCTTTTGAGAAATTACATCTACATTATAGTTCTCTTCTTCATTAAGGATGGTATGCCCTTTGGATTTTAAGTAGGCTACCAGTTTATCTTTAGCTGCTTGATCAAACATATCATACAGTTGTTTACTAAATTTTCTTTTTATCATACTAAGTCCACCACTTCACATGTGTCACCTGAACAGGCCATTGTTTGCATTCCCAAGGTAGTATCCTCCTTTTCATAGTCAGAGAGTTTAGTCCAATCAATATTAGTTGGCATTAGAGATTTTAACATTTTATACTCCGACTTGCCAATATCTTGATAGGGTGCTTGTTGATAAGTATGGTCAGAGTGTGGTAAGAAAGACACACCAGACATCTCATCAAAGTGTTTGTAAACAAAAGCCCCTACCTCTAACCATTCATCAGAACGAACCGAACAAGTAATACTTGGCTTATGCTCACACCAATGTCTTTGATAGATTAACCAAGTCTCTAACTGCTCTATAGCTGAAAGATCATTTCTTGTAATAGCTTTTTGTGGAGACTCTACAGGAAAACTAAAGACAGTTGTTACATCTGGCTTCATAACGTCTGGTTCGTTAGGCACACCCTGATCTTTCATAAAGGCTGTAATAGGATCTTTGTTATCACTGCGTACAGTACGGATATAGAATGGACTGTGACGAGGGTGGATGCCACTTGCGGAGTCAACCAACTGAGAGACAGTTCCCGATGGCTTGACGCAGCTAATTGCAGTAGCTTGGGGTATATCCAAAAGGCGGCTAAATTCAAGATTAGTAGTAACAGATACATCTCTTAATTCCTCTAAGGTTTTGTCTAGTCCTTTATTCTTTCTAGTTAATAATGGATTATCCATTATCCCCGTGAGTGACACACCCAACAGTCGTTCTTCTTCTGTATTTTTGTTCCACACTTTTCGCAGGTATGGGAACTTGGTGTAGGTTGATTGAATAGTTCCAAGTATAGTTGCAATTCTGACTTTCCTTTTAAGATCGTCAACATTGTCTGTAGCCCTGACCACAACCTCTGTAAGATTGCAGAACTGATATGGCCTAAGTATGATTTCAGAACATGGATTAGTGCCAAACTCATGGTCAGGGTTTCTCCTGCCATACTTAGCAGCTTGCTTTTTAGATGCTTCACGATTGAATATACCACGTTCTCCACTCCCTGACTCTGCTAAAGACATCCACTCTCTCATAAAAGAAAGTGAGTCTGGTTTCTCTGTATATGCTACAGAGTTATTTGATAGTGCTCTTTGTGGATCATTGTCCCACCAAGAACCAAACTTTGCATGTCTCATTCTATCATCAGAAAGGTTGCTCAGAGAAATCATTGCTGATCTCCTTACTCCTCCCATAACAATTACTTCACCTATCTTACACATGATATCATGGCACTCTAAGGAAGACAACTTACGTCCTTGAGCCTTTTTAAATGTGTTAATACAAAAGTTAAATAAGTCTACTAAAGGTGCAGGACCACTGGCTCTACCCCCAAATACTTTTAGTCTTGCCCCTGCGGGACGCACTCTTGAAACATCCCATTTAGGAATCTCTCCTGCCCAGAGAAGAGCCAGTAACTGACGAAAAGATTTAGCCCAACCTTCCTTACTGTCTTTAACAACGATTGTAGTTTCACTATCATATAGTTCAGGAACTTCTGGAAGTTTTTTGATAAACTGTCTTTCAACACTAAAGCCAACACCAGTGCCACAGAGAAGTATAAACATAGCCTCATCAAAAGACTTAGGGTCATCTATGGGTAGATAGCTACAGTTGTAGATACAGGTATTGTCCCTGTCTGCAGCTTTACCTGCAGTCATAAGTGCTCTCATAGAAGGCATAACCTCCAAGCCTAAGATAGCTTGCTCTATGTCATCATAAGGATGGCCTCCCGTTCTGTCAAAATCTAAAACAGGAGCAACTATATTTTTTATATAACGACTAACAGTTTCAGGCCATGTCTCTCTTCTGCCTTCATCATCTAACCACCTTGCATATCGTGATGTGTGAATAAAGGATTGATAGTCAGTAGGGAAGTGGTTATTCATATTTATTTACCTCACATTTCATTACGGTTATGTCATCTATATCATACAGAGCATTTCTAATATGCTCCTCTATTATTTCAAAGTGATTATCTTTATCAACTTCTAAAAAGTTTGATCTTTCATCAACTTTGAGAGTTAAATATACCTCATACTCCATAGTTAAAGTTCCTAGTTATACTCATCGAAGATTATTTGTCAACCTCTTCTTCTTCCATTTCTAATGGTTCGATACTCTTTTTAAAATGTTTTATCATATCATATGCAGAGTCAAAATCAGAAAAGAATATTTCTAAATCTTCAATCTTACCGTTGACCTCTACCTTGCATAAGTTAAAGTGCATATCTAAAGGTAAATTTTCTGCAAGATCATCAGGTAAAACATCATCTACAGAGAATGGCCCTTCAATAACATCCCATATTTTCATCATCTTTTTTGTCCGTATGTCACTAGGTGTCATTACCTTTACCTTTCAATAAGTTAGTAAATAGATCAAGCTCAGTAACTACCAACCAAGGTTTCCTATCTGATCTGTAGAAAACTACAGGTGGATAGTCACTGTGTTTAGTTGCCTGATCCAACCAAGTATAAACCGTTTTTAGTGCAGTCTTTCTTCTTTTTACTTCTATGGAAAGAGGGATATCCCTTTTAGCAGCAGGAGATAATTGTATATCTGCACCAGTATCTCCCATTACTGTACTTTTAATATCGTCAGGCTCAAGATGAGGGAATGCCTCTAGTAGAACATCTCTTATCTCTTGTTGTCCTAGCCTCCCCTTTTGTTTCCCTTGTCTACTCAATCAAATAACTCCTCTACTTTAGGAGCTTTAACTACATCAATAAGATACTCTTTACCATGTGAGTATTTAAACACTCTTGCGTTAGGCCAACATGGAGTTCTGTATTCACAAGTAGCACACAAGAAAGATAATTTAGTATTCTTTGATGTAGGTGATTGAGGGATCACCTCAAGTTTTTCTTTTGGGATATCTCCTCTTACGACCTTTTTTACTTCTGCTATCTCCTTTTCTTTATTCTTTAACTCATTAGAAAAATCGTACATATCCAGACAAAGATTAAATGTATCTTTCTGTACAACAAGAAATCCCCCACGTTTTTTATCTTTAACTAAGGGGTCATCTTTAGCAGCATAAACATATGAACTTAACTGACTAATATAACCATAGGGATCTTCATCTCGTAAAGAGTGATTGATAAATTTTCTCATGCCTGATTTAGATGCAGACTTTACATCTATTGTAACACCATCAATTACTGCATCTCTGTGACCTTTAATCCCACTCACTGATAGTCTATCTTGTTCTCCCTCAACAGAATGTCCTGCAGCTTTTGCTAAAGAAAGTATTAATGTTTCTAATAAATCCCCGTAAAAGAAAAGTCCTAGCATCTGAGCCTTGAGGGGTGCAGCTTCTTTTGTTTTATTAATACGATACCAAGTCTTTCTTTTACAGGGTGAACCCACAGAGGATAAACTTAAATATCCTCTAGGCTTCTGAGGC